CCATTACAGACAGCGTTAGGTATAGGTACAACACTTGCTGGTATCTATGGTGGATTTAGAAATCCTGGTAAAACAGACTTTGGATCAATAGCTGCAGCAGGACAAAATATATTTAGTTAATATGAATAGAGTATTAAGAAGACCGATGTTTAGGATAGGTGGCTCTGCCGGAACAGGGATTACATCTGGTTTGGACAGAAAAGGTTATAAAGACGGAACAGACGAATACGATAGAGCTCTTAAAACTACAGAGCGATTTATGACTGACATAGATAAATTTAGAGGAGAGAAAGATAGCTTTTCACCCGGAGGAATGCCTGCATTCTTAACACAGTTTGGTTTAAATTTATTATCACAAACACCACAAGGCAACATATTTCAAACAGCAGCGATAGCAGCCAAAGAACCTTTTCAAACTTTTCAGGCAGCACAATTAGCTGAAAGAGAACAAAAAGGAGATTTAGCAGAAGATTTATTTGGCACGGCACTAGCTTCTGAATATGATCTTACAGCAAAAGCAATGAAATCTAGTGATGAGAGAAAAACACCAGAGGTAGAAGCAGAAATAATAAGAAACGCACAAACAAATATTTTTGATGCAAGAAAAATTTTAGAAAAACCTGATGCAACTGAAGAAGAAAAAACAGCTGCTGAACAAAAAATTAAAATAAATCAAAATATACTACAAAAAGAAATAGGTGTGCCTGCAGAGTATGCAGCTATTATCTCATCTGAAGAACTATTTGATAGTTATAAATCTTCTTATGTGGAAAAAGAAAATCAAAAAAGAATTAATGATTATAAAACTAAAAACCCTGATGCCGAAGCAGACGAAATATCAGCTAACGTTGTATTAATAGATCCCGACTCACCAGAAGCTTCTGATTTTACAATAGCAGAATTACGTAAGAAATATTATTTTTCTGATGGTGGTAGAGTTGGATTAAAATTAGGAACAGAACCTAAAATGATGGAGGAAGTGGTAGACCAAAAACGAGATACAGGTGAGGTGCAAGATCTATCTTACACGGAACTTAGAGCAAGATTACCACAAGAAATATCAAACGATATTGTGCAATTATTAGCCAACAGTAAACAAGCTTTATTAGATTTTGCAAATATACAAACACCAGAAGATATAGCTAGTTTTAATCAACAATACGAAGTAAATTTGACATTACCACAGGGGGCGTAGATGGAACCCTTTAAGGATAAAAGAATAATCTTAGACACTGAGACTGTAAAAGATACTCTATCATCAGCTATAAAAAAACCACTAACGGTTCAAAAGAAACCAGTAAAATTTACGTGGGATGGTTTATTAAATTTTGGACTCAGTCTTAGCAACACTCCTATCGGACAATACAACATACAATCTTTAATTGATAACACTCTGCCAAGAGCAACAGATATAGTCAAAGGTAGAAAAAAACCACAAGAAAAAGATTACATAGATTTTTTTGAAGATATGGAGAAATCTGTGTTCGGTGCCGCACAGAACATAGGCTATTCAATCGGTGATCTTTTAACTACAGGAACAGATGTTGCGTTTGATACTAATCTCACAGAGGCTTTAGATAAAGTATATGAAGAAAATAAAATAGCTGATCCAGAAACTTTACTTGGAACAGTAAACAAAGTTCTTATTGAATACGGTTTACCAGGTGGCGCTGTATTTAAAATAATGAATAGAGCTAAAAGATTATTTAAATCAAAAAAAGCAATAGATGCAAAGAAGGCAGCAGATTTAACAGGTCAAGGATCTAAACTAGTAAACACAGCAAAAAGGGTTGGCTACATGTCAACAGCCTTTGCAGCAACAGATTTTATTACATCAGGAGCGAGGTCTAAAACACAAGATCCAATGATCATGGATGCAGAAAACGAAGAAGGATTACAAGGCAGAGATCTAGCACTTGCAAGATTTAGAAACAAATTAAGATTTGGTGCAGAGGGCGCATTAATAGGAGGTGGTTTTGCACTCATGGGTGGACCACTAGCAAGAATTGCAA